AGGAATAGCTTCGTTAGGATCTCTAACAACTAATTCTTCTGTGTCGTCAACTTCTTCAGTAGTCTCTTTTGCTACATCCACAATAGTATCAATAGCGGTTTTAGTAGTTACTTCTTCAGTAATAGAGTCACTTACTTCTGCTTTTCCAGCAATTGCTTGCTCCTCAGAAGGAGAAAGTGGTCTAGTACTAGTAGTTTCTTCTTCAGCCATATTCATGGGTGGAACTCCTACCATACTAATATTATGTGTATGACCTTCTGCTTCTTGAATCACGCCAGCTATTACGCGGTGAGCGTGATTAGCCATATGAGAAGCATAGGTAGTTACGCCATTACCCATTTCATCTAATTCTAGAGTATGGTAATGACCTTCACACATATCTGAGATGCCTGCTTTAATGCCGCGCATCATTTTTGTTTCTTCTTCAGTAGCTTCTTCAAAATTTTGTAGGAAAGAACGATATTCATCGTCTGACCCTTCAAAACTTTTACGTAGGCTAAATAAAGAATCTTGGTTACAAGGAACACTTACTATAGAAATTTCTAGAAGTTCTACGTCAGTAATTAGCATTGTATCATCTTTGCTATTATACTTACCGTCTTTAACTCTGAAACCTACGCTAAAACTTTTTAGCGCACCATCTTTAATAAGTGTATGTATACCGTAGTTTTTCTCAGCCGCTTCACTTACGTTACCCTCGACATAAATGCCTTTTTTATCAACCGTAATGCTATCAAAACGGCCAATTGGGCAATCATGTTTATGTTGGTATAACATAACTGGGTTACGTCTAAAGTTTTCTACGCCTTTTGCCCATGCTTCGGCGGTAACAATATCGCCTGCACGGTCTTTAGCAGTAGTATTAGCGTATCCAGCAATTTTTAAAGACTTGTTACCTTTAGAAACTGCTTTTGCTTCGAAAGAACTATTTAAATAAAATGTTTTATCACTCATCTGTTGTTCCCTCGCTGGTAGAAGCTTGTTCTGAATCTACCGGTCTACCACCCTGGGTTGCGTCAGTTGCGCTTCCTGTAATATTTTGTGGTATTCTTATTGTATCAAGTCCGTCAAGTTTTGCAAATCTTAATCCTTCACGAGCTTCATTTGGGGTTATAATTCCCGTATTTACTAGTGTAGAATAATAAGTAGCTTGTGTTTTGTTATCAGGCTGGAGTGCGGGCACTGATAGTCTATCTGGTCTGATAATTATATTGTTATTAAAATAGTGCGTAAATGCGCTAGTAAACTGATTTAGTATAGGTAATATTGTATGCAAGTAGAATAACTTTTGATTTGCATCAATATTAGCGTTATTTCCAGACTTCAGCAATACATAAGGAACACCTAGAGCTTTAGACATATCTTGTTGAATGCGTTCTACAGAACCTTCAAAGTCTAGTTGCTCAAAGTTCACTGTAGAGAACCTATCAATCTTGAGTCCACCATCAAGAATAGCTGGGTTTCTAGCACCATCAAAAATAGTGGTATAGGTAGAGCGCCATGCTTCTAATAGTCGTTCTTTCACACGCTTAGATAGAATATTATCTGTAGTAAGTACAAATCCTGGTAGCGCGTTGTTTTTAAAGAACTGACGCTGGAAGTTAATCATATAGTAGTACAGTTCAATTAATCTAAGAATAGGTTTTAGCTTAGATACGCCTCTAAAAATAGATTCATCGTTCTCAGCCATGATATGAATAATTTCATTTGATTCAAATCTAATAGCTTGAGATTTTCTAGTCTGCTTTGCGTAACCAAAATAATCAGATGAACGTTGATTAGATACTAAATAATTGTAGTGCGACACGAAAGTTTTTTCGTCAGGCACTACTTCAACATCATTAGCTGGTAGTACATATAAACTTTCACCATCATAGTAAAAGAAAGCGTTGCCGTCTAATATAAAATCTAAAAAAGCACGCCTAAACAGACGTACTCTATCCTCAAAAGGATTTGGTTTTACATTTAATAGTTTATTTACTTTTTTAGCTGGGCCAGCTCCTTCAACCACTAAAGGAATTTCAACACAAGCATTAATAATCATATCAATAGAGCGATGAATAATCTCAATATCTCTATAAGCTTGTTGATATTCAACTATAGTTTCTGGAGAAGCATAAGGCTCCAAAGAAGCTATAGATGGTTGTGCGGGGTTTAGCTTTTCAGATAGCCAAGAGCGCCACTGTGGTACTTCTTTAGTTGCCATGTTTATCCTTTTGTATTTGTATCCAGTTTTTTATCTTAGGGGCCATAGAATTAGGATAAGTTTGACCATACAGATTATGTAATCTTTTGTGGTGGTCAGAGCACAGTGTATACAAGTTGTTATTATCTAAGTCTGCTGCACATTCTTCTGCAAAGCGCGCTCTAATAGCAAATATCTGCTTTTCTGTATTAATTATCTTAATATTGTTTTTTATACACCATTGTGTAAATAGCTCGCTGACACTATATAAGTGGTGAAGCTCTAAAAGATTAGTCGAATTACAGATATAACAGCAATCTCGAAGCTTGTAATCTTTTTTAATAAAGTCCCTAATATACTTAACTGGTAATCTTTTTAAATCAGTCATTAATCTACTTTAGCTAAAAATAATAAAACTGTCCAAATATTTAATTATAAATTGAAATAGAACTCATCTTATGGTGAGTATATATCGCGTAGCGTACAGCATCACACGGGTGAGAAGCCCAATCGTGCACAGGCTTAGGTATGTCTGTTGATTGATTCCATTTATATGATGACATAGCGTGGAATGTGTGAGAACCACCATCGTGGTCAAATAATAACTTGTCGTGCTCTACGATTGTTTGTACAAAACTAATACCGTCATTTACAGATTTAATAGCGTTTTCACAATATATATCATAGTCGTAGGCAAAGTCAGCTTTCACCTGTTGTGCTGCGCTGTCGATATAAATAGTATCAATGCGCCACTCATCTATCTTCTCTTGTATTACAGAAGCTAGCTCAGAAGTAGTAGATTCTTTGGAAATATACTCATCTATGATATAGTACTTTTCTCCATCAAACCCTATAACAACAAAAACGTTTTCATCTCTATACCCTACGTCAAGCCCTGCGATTACTTCAACAAACTTTCTAGTTTGGAAGTCTCCTTTATGCTTTTCTTCATCGAGATATTCATAAATTTGGCTTTCTGTAGTAGTCCACTCACACTCATATTCTTGTAGGAATAGTGCACGAGTCATGGTTTTCTTAGCTTCAGCAATATCTTTTTCAGATAAACGAGGATTAGAACGCCAAGTATATATAGCAGAACCCCACTCTGGGAAGTTTTCAGGGTCTTGTCCGCGCATATAGTAGTTGTATAAATAGTTTCCTTTGCCGCGAGGTGTGGAAATCCATAAACAGCGAGAATCAGTGAAGGTAGATAGAGCAGGACGTAAATCTCGTAAGAAGTATTCGTCGTCAGGAATAATAGCAGCTTCGTCGATTATAAGCAGGTTAGCAGCACGACCAACTAGAGAGTCTCTGTTATTAGCTGATAGCAATCTAAATATAGAACCATTAATAAGTTTAACTACTTTATCTTTTTGGTTAAACTTATCTACCTCAATATTCATTTGTTTGATTAAGTCAGTTACATAATCCCAAATAATAGAAGATAGCGTAAAGTTAGGAGCAACTACCATCACTTGCTGTCCTGGCTCAAGCAGTTTTGCAAATGCAAGAAGGGCCGCCGCATAGGATTTACCTGTACGACGGCCCGCTATATGAACCCAAAAACGCTTACTATTTAGTCCTTCAACCATCGCTCTCTGCCCTTCATTGAAGGTTACAGCATTTGGAAGCCGCTGAAGTAATTTGTCGATTGGTAACTTGAAAAACTGTGAACTCATTTAGGTAGGGTATCGTATATCATAACAAAAAAGGCTACTAAGCTGGCGATAATTCCACCAACCCAAAGCAAGGTTTTTAACGAGGTCTTGCCCTCAGTTGCTAGAGACTGTAGAGAAGAAATTGCTGCATTCTGTGCTTCCATTTCTTTTTTCATAGTTTCTAGACAGGCTAATATGTGGTCAAATCTTTGCTCATTTACGCCTTCAAGAGTCGCTATCGCTGTTCTATTGTTATTTGAACGCTCATGAAGACTATTGAGTTCAGATCTAATTTGATCTAGCTCTCTGCTTGTTTCCATAATTCACCTATAGTCTTCTCGAAAACTAAGTATACAGCAATGTTACTTACTGCATCTGTATTATTATAACAAATGCAATAAAAAAGTCCAAAAATTTAAGTGCAGGTATTTAGATTAGCTTTCTTAAAATGGTAATCACCATCCACATCACCGGTAGTAAAATTGCTAATCAGCTCAAATCCAATAGTAGACATATAATCAATAATGTCTTGAATTTTTGGAGCACCTAGATTGTAGTCTACATGCTGAGCTTCTAATATAATATCGTTACAAGCCGCTAAGCAATGCTGAGCACCGCGTAAAACATCTAGCTCTGCTCCTTGTACATCCATCTTAATTAAATCAGGTAACGGCCAGTTATTAGTTTTTACAATAGTATCTAGTGTATATCCTATTTTTAATCTTTTATGACTATCATTATAAGCTGTAGAGTTCTCACGATAATATGAGTTGCCTCCTGGATGGTCAAGATTTTCATAAAACTCTACTAGCTTATTATCGCTATCAGTTAGCACACCGTTATACGAAGGTAATCCAGACTGAGCATGAAATGGTTTAACTGATTCAGTAGCATCGAACAAGTAATACTTAGCTTCAGGCCAAACTTCTTTAGCTTTTCTAGTCCAGTGTAGCACGCAAGCACCAATGTCGTATACAACAGCAGGAGTTACAGCCATAGTTTTCAAATATGCGGCATGTTCTGGCGGCAGTAAGTCACGTTCTGCTGTTTGTTCTAATACACTCTTTTGATGTACTATAAACTTAGTAGAACCTATATGCTCACAATGAATTGACGGGTCTGCCCAAACTTTAAATCCAAACTTACGAGCTTCTAAACAAAAATAAATATCTTCGCTAAAAGTATTTGAATGGTTTAGTGCGGAGCGGTAAACAAAATGCGGATAAGGTAGTGTACGTAGAACTTCTGAGTTGATTAAACAACAACCCATACCACACGCTGCTACTTCTACAATAGGTAGATTTTTAAGTTGCTCGTAGGGTATGTTGGCTACACCACCGTTTGGAGTATCTCTATATATTTCAAGCGTATGCTGATCAGGTTTGCGTTGTATATAAAGACCAGAAATAATGTCTTTGTTAGCAGATACCATTTTAACTAGTGTATCTTTCGGCAACACAATGTCACTATCTACGCAGAATAAATAGTCATAACGTTTACCCCACTCAGCAATTAAATTACGAATTTGGTCAATTTGATAACCGTAAAAGTACTGAAACTCAGTAACATACCCAGCAGGAACGTCTAAATCATAAATAGATTTAAAAGTCTCAACTTCAATATTTCGATTAGTAGGAATAGCAATCAATATGCGCTTGTTTTTATCAAAACGTGTATAATCAATTGGATAATTCTTAGCCCAGTCTTGGTAGAACGGTAGTTCTATATCATGTACACCAGCAGTTATTGTTTTATCACTAGTAGTAGCAGCCATAGGCGAATAGAAGTTAATGTTGTAAATTAAATAGTTATCTAACCCCTTATAAAGATGATAATGGAAAATAGTATCATCACCAAAATAAATTTGAAGTTCAGGTCTAATTGGTATCCAGTTGGCTTTATGTACAAACATTAGCTGACCAAAGCAATGAATTATATCACCTGGATTCCATTTTATAAAACTTATAGTTCCGTCAGTAGTTGGCGGTTGATTAAAGTGAGCTTCGCCAGTAATAATACCGTGCGCTCCTAGTTCTGGAATAACTCTATGGTATATTTTATCAAACAAGCGAGTATCAAACTCTATATCATCATTAGCAATACATAGTTTGTCATGTTTTGCTAGAGTAACTCCTAAATTCCAACCAGGATTTACTTTAATGTTGCTGTCTTGATTGAACATACGTACTTTAGGGTGGCTTAACTCAGCCCAATCAGGAGTTTGAGTTTTGTCATTGTTAATTACAATAACCTCATCTACTAAATTATGTGCGATATAACCGCGCAATGCACGCTGAAATACGTCAGGAGCACGCCACATTGTTAAAACTACTACAGAAAACATTATATTTTAGGTCCTAGAGTTGATTTTTTGTTCATAAGCATTGACTTTATAGTCATTAAT